AGAAGTAACACCACCCGCAACACATAGGGGCCTTCGGGCCCCTTTCTTTTTGCCCGAGGGATCTCATGCCAAGTGTCGTTGAAATCTGCAATATGGCCTTGTCGCGCATCGGCAATGGTCAGCGCATCGACAGCTTGACCGAGCGCAGCAAGCAGGCTGAAGAGTGCGCGCTATTTTATGAGCCAACCCGCGACTGGGTTCTGCGCGACAAGCCTTGGCCGTTTGCGACCAAGTTTGTAAGCTTGGCCGAGGTGACCAACAATCCCGATCCAATCTACCCCTACAGTTATGCGTTCCCGACCGACTGCCTGTTCGCACGCAAGATCGTGAATCAGATATTCCCTGTCGATTACTGGCCGTTTGCTGGTAATGACGTATGCATTCCACAGATTCAGGCCATCCCGTTTCGTGTGATTCAAGGCGAATCCACTCGCCTGATCGCCACCTCAGTGACCCCAGCAACGCTGGAATACACGGTTCGCGTTGAAGACCCAGCGCTGTTCGACCCGATCTTTGTGTCTGCGCTGGCCTATAAGCTGGGCGTCGAGATCGCCCCGGCACTAGCGAAAGAGCCAAGCATCTCCGACCGCATGGAAGCCGCTTATCAAGGTGTTGTGGCCTCTGCATTCGCCCAGGGAATGAATGAAGGCCAAGGCGACCGAATGCCTGAATCGGTCTTCATCACCGGGCGAGAAAGCCGATGAGCGACACCATTCAGCCATCTTTCAGTTCAGGTGAGCTTGCGCCGGCGACGTATGCGCGCGTCGACCTGAACCGTTATTTCACCGGCCTTAAGACCTGCCGCAACTTCATGGTTATGCCTGAAGGTGGAGTGAGGAACCGAGCAGGGACCAAGTTCCTCGCAGAGACGCGCAACAGCGACCAGAAAAGCCGACTGATTCCGTTCCAGTTCAGTACCGAGCAAACCTACGTGCTTGAGTTCGGCGTCGGCTACATCCGCTTCTATACCAACGGTGGGCAATTGCTGAGCGGTGGTGTTACTTACGAAATCGCCAGTCCGTACTTCGAAGCCGACCTGTTCGCGCTGAACTACACCCAGTCGGCCGACGTGATGACGATCGTTCATCCGAACTATGCACCGATGGAGCTGAAGCGCTTCGGCCCGACAAACTGGACGCTGACCAACATCACGTTCGTCCCAACGATCCAGCCCCCCACCGGCCTTTCCGGCACGCCGCGCACAGGTGGGACAGGTGACACCACCGTTTACCGTTACGTGGTCACCAGTGTTTCTACAGATGAGTCATCAGAAGAATCCCTGCCAAGTGGCCAGGCCAGCGTTACAAGCTGGGACAACAAGGCAGGCGCCACCCTAACCTGGGCTGCAGCGCCAGGCGCAGTTGACCATTACAACATTTACAAGGACAACAACGGCTCTGGAATCTTCGGATTCATCGGGCAGGCGTCAGGGTTGACGTTCACCGATAACGCCATTGGACCCACCAAGACAGACACGCCACCATCGTTTGATAACCCCTTCGCCGGTAATAATAACCCCGGTGTGGTTGGCTACTACCAGCAGCGCCGAGTGTTTGGCGCCAGCAATGCCAATCCTCAGACCCTGTGGTTCAGCCGTGTCGGCGCGTACAACAACTTCGGCTTTTCCACGCCTACCAAGGATGACGACGCGATAACGGTCACACTGGCTTCGCGTCAAGTGAACCGCATCCGGGCCTTGGTGCCGCTCAAGGAATTGCTGGTGCTGACCTCTGGCGCCGAGTGGACTATCACAGGTGATGCGACCGGGCTTAAGCCTACGAACATTCAAGCCCAGGTTCAGAGCTACATCGGATCAAGCACCGTGCCGCCAGCCGTGTACGGGAATACCGCCCTGTACGTACAGGCGCGCGGGCAGAAACTCGCAGACCTTGCCTACTCCTACACCTCGGATGGATTCCAGGGCCAAGACTTGACCGTGCTGTCATCGCACCTGGTGCGCGGGTTTGAGATCAAGGACATGGCCTTGGCTCAGGTGCCCAACAGTCTGCTATGGATCGTGCGCAATGATGGGGCGTTGCTGGGGTTCACCTACCTGCCGGCTCAGGAAGTGTTCAGTTGGCACCGCCACGACACCGACGGGGAGTTTGAATCCGTGGCCTCGATACCAGAAGGCGACGAAGACGCTGTCTACTTCATTGTCAGACGCCTCGTTGATGGCGAATACAAGCGGTACGTTGAGCGCCTCGCATCGCGCCAGCTCAGCGTTCCGGGCGAGGACACCCCTCTGGATCGGTCGTTCTTTGTCGACGCTGGGCTTACCTATGACGGGCGCGGCCTTACTGCCAACAACGTGATTCTCGTCGGGGGCACGGACTGGAAATACCCGAATCCGCTGACCCTGACCGCCTCTGTCGCCACGTTCGACCCAAGTGACGCAGGGACCACAATCATTCTGCGCGGTGATGATGGTGAGATTGTCCGGCTCTCGGTCCAGTTGTACGGGAACAGCACCAACCTGCAAGTCATCCCGGAATCCATCGTTCCCGAATCGCTGCGCGCCAAACCTGCAGTGCGCTGGGGGCGCGCCAGATCAACCTTTTCAGGTCTGTCGCACCTTGAAGGCAAGACGGTAAGCATCATGGCCGATGGCAACGTACAGCCGCAGAAAGTGGTGACCGCAGGTTCTGTATCGATCCAGCGCGCGGCAATGCTTGTGCACGTCGGCCTGCCGTTCCTGAGTGACTTCCAGACGCTGGACATGACGCTGCAGAACCAACCCAACTTTCTTGGTGTGCAGAAGCGCGTCAACGAAGTCAAGATCATCTGCGAGGAAAGCCGAGGCATCTTTGCCGGTACAGATGTTGACCACCTGTACGAGAACAAGCAGCGCAACACGGAAAACTACAACGACCCAATCAGTCTTCTAACTGGTATCGCGGAGGTGTCAGTGGCGGGCAAATGGGAGCAGCCTGGACGCATATTCGTTCGCCAGTCCGACCCTCTTCCACTCACGATCCTGGGGGTGCTCTTCAATGTGCAAGCCGGTGGCTAATCTGGTCGACGTCAAGGCGCGCCATGTGACTGCCTTGCTCGCTCATGTCCGTGAAGCAGATCGCGTTGAGCTTGAGGCGATTCGCGGCTGGTCGGTTGAACACGAACTGATTCACGCGATCGACAAAAGCTCGCGTGCCCGGGCGTGCATCTGTGATGGGAAAGTGCTGGCGATCTTCGGCGACGTGGCTCACGACTCCGTTTATGGACTTCCGTGGATGGTCGGCTCGACATGGATCGAAGTCCACCGCCGCGCCTTTCTGGCAGAGTGCGTGGATGTCGTTGCCGATATGCGGACTCGCCATCAGCGGCTGATCAACTTCGCCGACGTGCGAAACGCCCAGGCTGTGCGCTGGCTCAAGTGGCTGGGATTCACCTTTCTGCCTGCCATTCCTTACGGCATGAACCAAGAACTCTTTTACCCATTCGAGATGGAGGGCACTGCATGTGCGCAGTAGCTGCAATTCCTTTTGCCTTGATGGCAGCGCAGGGCGTCATGGGTGCGAAGTCTGCAAACGAGGCCGGCGCGGCTCAGGCCTCGGCTGATCTACAGAACGCTGCATATTCTGACGCGGCGGCAAACGATGCGATCAAGCGTGGCGCTGTTGAAGAAGACCAGCAACGTCTGGCCACCACGGCCGCCATCGGAACCCAGCGCGCAGGTTTCGCTGCCAACGGGGTCGACGTGAACAGCGGCACCGCTGCAAACATCCAGGATGATACCGCTCAACTGGGTGAATTCGACGCCCTGACGATCCGAAACAATGCCGCGCGCGAAGCGTGGGGCTACAAGACCCAGTCTGATACCTATCGCCAATCGGCGAAAACCGCAGTCCAGTCGGCCAAGAACAATATGTTCGGCTCGCTGCTGGGCGCCGGTGCTCAGGGCGCTGCCACCTACGCCAAGCTGGGGAGATAAGATGCCTACCGTTCCCCAATACCGCAGACAGGTTCAGCAGGCAGCCCTGCCAAACGTTCGTGCGCAGGCTCAGGTTGTCGACACCCAGGGTCTTGAGCGAGGAATTTACCAAGCCGGCCGGGCAGCAACCGATATCGTTGAAGAGCAACAGCAGCGTGCCGACACCGCCTCCTTGCTCGATGCAGACAACAAGCTCACCGAATGGCAGAACAACGCCTTTTTCAACCAGCAGGATGGCGTCTACACCCGCAAGGGCAAGAACGCGCTGGACGTCACGAACCAGACCCTCGACCAGTTCGATAAATACCAGCAGGAGGTCGGGTCTTCTCTGACCAACGACCGCCAGCGCGCGCGATTCAACCAGATCGTGCAGTCGCGCAAGGGCTCGATGTCGCAGGACCTGAACCAGTACGAGTTCAAACAGAACCAGCAGTACATGAACGACACGGACAACGCGTCGATCAAGCTGTCTCAGGACTCCGCCGCGCTGAACTTCAACGATCCCAACAAGGTGGGCTACTTCCGTCAGAAGGCGATGGACGTGATTGCCTCCCAGGCTGATCGCAATGGATGGTCACCGGAAGAAACCCAGCTTCAGCAGCTGGGCGCCAGCAGTCGCTTGCTCACTGGGGTGATCGGCCGGCAAGCAGAGCAGGACCCGGCCGGAGCCAAGAAGTATCTGGAAGCCTCCCGCGAGGGTATGACGGCTGATGACCAACTGAGGGTGGGCAACGCCATTCAGACCGAGGAACGCCGCCGCGAGGCTGAGGCCCGGCAGCGCGCGGTGGAAGCCCGGCAGATTCAGGCTATCAACCGCATGGAATTGCGCGGGCGCGTAGAGGATGCAACCGCTGCCTACACACAGGGTCTGGACTTCAAGAACCCTCCGAGCATGGCTGACTTCAAGGCCGCGTACGGCGACAAGGCCGCAGACGAATACGACAGTTTCAAGAAGGTACAGGACGTGGCGCCCGCCATTCGCGAATTTGCACTGGCAACCCCAACCGAGCGCCAACAGTTGCTGGATAAGTTCAACCCGGCTAAATCAGCGGCATCTCCATTCTACGGGGGAGATGCACCGGGGATGATAGAGAAAGGAAACATAGACCTTAACGCAAGGCCCACAGTTCACAACGCGGATGGCACCATCAGTACGGTTAGGTCGATATCGGCAAACTTCGATGGGCAGGAAGTTCTTATCCCCACTGTCAGTGATGACGGCAAGATCATGTCGAACAAGGAAGCGATAGATCAGTACCGCAAGACTGGGAAAAACTTAGGGAAATTCGACAATCCAGATGATGCGACCGCTTATGCTGAGTCCCTGCATGATGCGCAAGCCAAGCAATACGGCGCTGGTGGTAGTGGATCTTCGGCTGTCGGAAAAGGGTTCAAGGAAGACTCCCAGATCTACCAGCACCTGGCGACTGTGGGCTCGACGCTGATCAAACAGCAGCAGACTGACCCGGCCGCGTACGTCGCGAAATACAGCCCCGTCGTGCGTAGTGCATTCGATCAGGCGCAGCAGGCAGGAACGCCAGAGGCTTACCAGCGCTACGCCACAGTCACCACCGCCGAGCAAAAGCGCCTTGGCGTCCAGCAGGTCAAGCTGTTGCCCGACGCCGCTGCCGAGCAACTGGCCGTGTCGTTCAACCAGAAGATCGCTGAGGGTGGGAGCGATAACGCCGCGCAACTGATCGAGGGCTGGCAGCAGTCGTGGGGCAAGAACTTCCCGACGATCATCCAGCAGATGGGGAACAAGTTGCCGGCTGAGGCTCAGGTGATCGCCACCGGACTGCCGAAGGACATCGCTGAACGGATGGCCTCGGTGGCGCCTATCAAGGATTCAGACCTGAAAAAGCCGCTGGAGAAGGGCCAGGCAGACGAGATTCAACAGTCCGTGTCGTCAGCCATGCTGCCATTTGCCGAATCTCTACAGGGTCAGACCGGCGGGATTTCGACGTACAACACCATGTACAAGGCTGCCGAGCGAACCGCTACCTCTTATGTTCTGCAGGGAATGAGCCCCAAAGACGCAGGGCAGAAGGTGGTCAACGGAATGCTGAACGACAAGTACGACTTCTTCGGCTCCTACCGCGTGCCGAAGACACTGAACACCGAGGCCATCAGTTCCGGCGCAAACATGACGCTTCGCGATCTCAAGCCCGACGATCTCGCGCCGCTGCCGGGCCTGCGCGGTGTGGCTGACGACGAGAACAAACGCCAGCTGCATGAGGCGGTGGTGAACGGCGGGCAGTGGGTTCCGAATAACGATGAGACCGGCCTGAACCTGACGGTTAACGGTTACCGTGTTCTCGGCAAAGACGGCAAGCCACTGACCAAGACGTGGGGTCAGCTGCTGGAGAAAGGCGCGAGCAAGCCTGCCTTTGAGCCCTCGATCACAGGGGGTTATTGATGCCGATCTATGCCGGTGACGCCCCGGCGCTCGACAGGCGCACGCTGCTCGACATCCCGTCAGACTCTGGTGATGTGTTCGGCGCCGCGTTTGATAGTGCGCTGAGCACCAACCCGACGAACTCGCTGTTCCGCATCGGAGATTTGTCCGAAGCCACCAACCCTTCGCCCGTGATCGACCCGGCCGGCAATGCCGTATACGGCCCAGAGATTCCGAAAATGTCGGCCGACCAGGCGCGGCAGAAGGTTGAAGGTGCAGGTCTTGACATCAAAATACCGGATGAGGGCATCCGCCCGGGGGCTCTGGATATTCTGATTCAGCGGCAGCGCGAGCAGATATCCCGCCAGCAGATCCTTGCCCGCTCCCCAGGTGGAAGTATTGGAACGCAGATCGCCGCCGGTCTTGCAGCCTCGGTAATAGATCCACTCAATATAGCTACAGCTTTTGTACCGGTGGTTGGTGAAGCTCGTTATGCTCAATTGCTTGAAAACGCAGCGACCCCGCTGGCTCGTGCTGGCGTTCGTGCTGGCGTAGGTGCCGTTAGCGGCGCTGCAGGTGCGGCCATCGTCGAGCCTCTGCCGTTACTCGCAGCTGCCCAAGACCAAACGGACTACGGGATATCGAACTCACTTCTAAACATCGCTTTCGGGGGAATTCTCGGTGGTGGCCTGCACAGTGTTGGCGGCGCGGTGTCTGACGCGCTTCGTCGTCGGATTGCAACTGAGTCTACGGAAGCGCCAAGAATTGATGAGGGTGCGCCGCCGGCGCCAACGACAGCAGCCTCACGCTCCACGGATTTTGCACGAGCCTTCGACGAAAACCCAGACGTCGCACTGCGCGATACCCTTTCCCGTCAGCTCGAATCTGACCAAGTAGCCATCCGCTCCAGTGCGGAGCGGCAGGCCATTGATGAGATACGCCCAACGCTTGATGGTGAGCGGATAGGGAATGTTGCCGATCTTCGCCGCGAAAGCCTCGGGCTGACTCAGCGTGACATGGCGCTGGACGACACCTATCGGGACCGCGCCAAGGAGTTTCAGGGTCAGCGCATGAGCCGCAAGCAGGCCGAGCGCGCTGCGCGGGAATCCATTGCTTCCGAGCGTGAGCAGATCCGTTCTCGGCAGAGCGAAATCAATACCACGCTTGAGCTCAACAAGGCTGGCGAGCTGAGCCGCGCTGACCGTAATGCGCTTGATCGCGGAGAAATACCCGAGCGCCTTCGCCCTCAGATTGAAGCCCGCACCAAGCAGATCATGCGCGGATTTGAGCTGAAACCTCTGGGTCCAGCCGTTCGCACTGCCCGAGAAACGGCTGCGTTTGCTGACTACAAAGTCCGCGAAAGTGCATATCGCACAGCAGTTGCACAGTCAATGACCGGGCGCGACATCGAAGTGCAGCACATCTTCGACCTGGAAGACCCCGTGAAGTCACAGGCGGCGATGGACAAGGTCCGCCAACCTCAGGCACCAAAGGTCGATCAGGAAGGGCAGGCCGCCAGCGCGCGCGCCAATGACCAGCTCAAACCAGTTGATGACCTGGGCGAAGCCAAACAGGCCCTCGCCGACGATCAGGCACTGGTGGATGACCTGCTCAATCAGTTGCCGGAACAAGATCGCGCCTCTATTGCCGAGTTTGGCAAAGACGAAGCCGACGCCGCAGCTGCTCAAGCGGTCAAGGCTGAACAGTATTCCAAGGCCTATCAGGCTGCCGCACTCTGCGACATAAGGAACGGAAGATGACCCCATGCGTTGATGCTGTCCGGGCAGCGGCCGGTGATATAGAAGATCAGGAAATCGTTGAAATCTTCGAACTGCTGCGCGGCCGGGCGAAAGAACTGATGGCGCGCGACGGTGCTTTGGGCATGGAGCGGGCAACTCTTCAGGCTGCTGACGAACTGGCAAAACAGGCCGAACACGCCGCGATCATCGAAAAGCGCAATGCCTTGATCAATGTCCGCCGCCGGGCCGAACTGGTGTCATTTATCCGTCGTGATTTCTCTGACCGTCCGGACCTTGGTGTTGAGTCCTTTCTGGTGGGTACCAACCTCGCCCGGCAGGGATCGCGGCTGTCGGTCGCTGCCGAACAAAAGGCCCTTGGTGATGCGTACATCGGCGGGATGATTCACGACCTTGAAAGCTCCGACCTTCTGCCGGTGTTGACCC